TCCTGATGGGTCAAGACGGCGATGTCTGAGCCCTCCTCTTCAATGATGTCCAGAAGTTTATTCAAGCCCTTTGTAGCGGACTCAGGCGTTTTAACAAAGTGCATATCTCCCTTAATCTCGGATTGTTTCAGGCACATATCCAGGCGCTGCAGGTTGTTGACCATGACGCCAAAGGAAAGCCGCCCGGCTGCTTTCTGCTCAATCGGTTCCAGGTATCGCGCCACTATTTTTTCAACGGCGTGATTCTCATTGACGTAGTTGTAAAGAAATTCAGTATGCGCCGGATCGTACTTTTTAAGCTCGGCTTCCAGCCATGCCTGCGTTACCGGGATTTTAAACCGTCGCCCGCTGAAGTTGTTTCGCGCAATCTCTCCGATTAGCTCCGGCGTGACGTAGCCGTCGCCGTACGCCCCGCCGATATATGGCCGGTTGTCTGCAACTATAACCGGCTTTCCCTGCGCCATGGATTCCAGGGCCCCCCGCCCCAGGGTGATGCAAAGGTCGGCCCAGGCGATTTGATCTTCAATCGGTATTTCCATATCGCTTATTTTGACATCGTATTTTTCAGAAAGGAACACGAACGGATCTTGCTCCATCGGATGCCGGCGGATGATCAGGATTTTACGAAGCTCAGGATGCGTAAAGTCCATCATGGATGCTATTTGTCTTTCACCTATCTCTATCGGTTGCCCGATCACTTCTGAACTGATCCCGCGCATCAGGTTGTCGCGCTGGACTTCCTCAGAAACAGAAATATAACGATCCGCCCCGAATATGAAATTTTCATCTCCGATGATTCCGTGAGATATGCAGAGTTTCGGCGCCGGGTTCGCTTTAATCTGTTTTAAAATTTCATTGTGGCTGCAAATGATCAGGTCAAAATGATCGTCAACAACATGCTCCGGTTGGTTGCTTAAAATAACCTCATGGCCATTGGCCGCCAGCGCCTGCGCTACGCAAGCAAAAAACCGGCTTGATCCGCCCTCCTCTGCTCGCCCGGATAGATATTTTGCCGTGATCAGGATTTTCATTTTAAAATTACACCTTTTAGTTCTTTCTCATCCCATTTTATAAGAGGTCTTCCAAAATCTGATTTGTTATGGATAGCCTTCCCTTTACGGTTTAACCATTTCGTTTTATACTTTTTAAAATAGGTTGCATAATAATCACAGGTCCGCTCCCATTCCTCTATCGAAATAGCTTTGCCGTAGTGTTTGACATATCCTGCACGTAAGATCCGGGCATCATTTCTTAGCGTTATCTCTCTCTGGTCGGGTGCCCAATATCTGATACCGGGAATATTTCTAAACATCATTAAAATATTTCGATATTCAGGCCCGATCCATTGCCTCTCACGATAGGGTTTATCCTTGTCCTCTTCGGTAATATAAAAATCAAATAGCTTCATGACCACGCCGTCATAATTCTCGTATCCCTTGAAATTCCAGTCTATTCTTTCATCAGCATCAAAACAAATTGTCCATTCCGGTTTGTCCTTTAATGCTTCCTCAAAAACTCTTTGACGGTTTTGAGTTTCCGCCTTGTATCTGTCCGGGTCCCAATAAGATCCCTGTATGACGCTCTTGACTTTCTTGTGAGCTTTGCAAATGTTAACTGTGTCGTCAGTCGAGCAATCATCGTAAACATACAAAGCATCGCAAAACGAGAAGTGATCAAGGGTGTCCTGGATTATCTCCTGTTCATTTCTAATTTTCGCGATTCCCGCGATCTTCATATCAAACCTTTGTCGTAATTAAATAATCCACCGCATAATGCCAAAACTGAATGGTTCCCTCCGGCGTCGTGTGATCTTCAATATTCAATGTCGCATTTTCCCGGCGCATCCAGATAAGCGTCTGATCGGTGATATTAAATGAACATTCATCAAAAAGCGTTTTCAGATGGCCGAACATGGTTTCAATTTCCGTTGAGTTATCCAGAGTCGTTGAAAAAAGCGAAAACTGAATCAGGACATCCTCATAATATCCCTGAAAAACATTGTCCGGCGCATCCGAAACAATCATATAAACCACATAGGGATATTCGGCCCCTTCAACGGCTTGAGTGTCATAAAACCGGCCGCCGATGTCCGCCGTCAAAAGGCTGCCCGCGAGTTTTCCGTATATGGCTTTTTTAAGGTTCAGCATTTATACTGATTCCTTACACATCAAATCGAGCATTTCGTTTTTCTCGTTCGGATTTATGACGCTCACAATGTTAAAATATCTAAGCCCAAACTTAATGCGCCAGTTCGCCCTCAGTACGCTCCGATATCGAATCCGGACCCGGTGGCTGATGGTCATGGTCGGCTGCATCGATTGCACCGTTTCTGCCGCCGACACGGGCCAGATCGCCGCCCAAATCGTGGCCGCATCAACCCACGATGTCACAAATCCCCCCATTTCATTGGATACCTTCGTTGAATATTGTAAAGTCACGCGCTTATTGAGTGAACCAATTTGCATTTCCGGAGATACCTCATATATTCTTCATATGTCTTTGAGCCTTTTTGCGTATTGCAATATCGGCAGGCTGGAACAATGTTTTCTATATTGTCTCCGCCTCCTCGAGATAATGGCAAAACATGATCTTCCGTTATATTTTCAAGTTCCAACTTAATCCCACAATAAGAACATTTCCAGTTTAAGCGCTTACACAACAAAAGAAATTGTTCAATAGTATGCTTACTGGATGCCCCTATCTTTTTAGCCCTTCTTCTTTTAACGCGAGCCCTCATTTTTTCAGGGTGTTCCTTGTCGTATTTCCTGCTTTTTTCTCTAAGTGATTCCCTGTTTTGGTCGCGTTGTTTTTTTCTTTTGTCTAAATTATTATAATAGCAATTTGAAGCCGTCTCTTTCGCTTTGATAGGGTTTTCCTCTCTCCATTTTTTTGTTCTAAGGCGAGATTCTTCACGGTTTTTTTCTCTCCATTTTAGTTGGATTGACTTGTTCTTTTCAGGATTTAATGCACGAACAATTCTTTTTCTTTCAGCCCCTCTTTCCCTGTGATTGTCAATATTTCTCAATATCGATTCTTTAGATTGTTTTCTCTGGGCGATTTTAGCGCATTTGTCACATCTCTTTCTCGTGATGTGAGCGTGCATTATTATTATCCCACAATCCATACAGGTTATTGTTACGTTTTTATTATTACCGCCTCGCCCCGGCATTAGAACTCATCCCATAAGCGGCAGCTTGCAAGAAGGCGTTGCACCGCTTTGTTTTCGACTACAGTTTGTCCGACTACCGGCTCTCCCCTCATTGTGTATAAGTCGGCGCACAGGAGCTTGATTGCCGCTTTGATCTTGTAAGGAACCAGAGCCCTCGTGGTCCATCCGCACACATACCGAATCCTGATAGGCTGTACCGGCCATGCCGTAAATGACGGCCATGTATCACCATAAGGTAACCGAATTCCGCCGCACTGATCGCCACGCTGCTCAATCAGATAATCGGTCGTCAACGTCATCGTGTTCGTGGTTTTGGTTCCATCGCTGGCAACCGAATAATAATTCATTATCAAACCGCCGGATTGCAGGTTGCCGTATGGCAGTTTGATAAAATCAGATCCCGGAAATGCATCAAGAAAATAATCCCAGGTCTGCGTAATAATTGCACGGCGCGTGATGTCCTCTACATGCTCCCTGGCCGCCGTGATGATTGCGTTCAGCAAGTCATCCTCGACTGATGTCGCCGCCAGCCTGATAATGGTAGTGCCAAAGTCGCACGTTGCCAGCGCGACGGTGGCCACGGTTCGGATATATCGCTTTGTGCCGGTGTAGGCTTTTTCCTGGATTGCATTGTCATTCGCGGTCGTGACCTGCGTAAATGCCCCGGTCGACCAGTCGGCCCAGGTCGTGTTGTCGTCTGAATCTTGAATTTTAACGTCAACGGTCCCGGTGGCCAGGTTCGTTCCTGAGTTTAAAATTACGACAGGCGTATACCCGAGGACTTCGACCCCGGTCCCGACAAGGGAATAAGCCGCCGCGATTACATGCGCCCCTGGCGCGATGCTTTGCGTTTCATCGATGTTGTCGGCAAAACTGCCGGAATCAACTTTAATATGTAACTTTAATTCGCTAAGAGTCACAGGTTCGAACGCTGGCCCCGTAACCAATCCACCAGTGCTGGCAACTCCTGACACTTGCGTTC